GCTCGAAAAAATTTTTTGTCTGGGCGAAACCGGAAAAAGGTTGGCATGCAGTGCACGGTTTTTTGGTGGATCAGGGGCCTTGCCGATGCTAAGTCATTGATTGTGGACAGCTATTCGCTCACCAAATACCCCGCGCAATCCACCAAATGCCTCTATTCTTCCACCAAATGCCGATTTTCTTCCACAGGCCGTTTTGCCGTTTTTGGCCCTTCTTTTTCCTTTTTTCCTTTAATAATCAAAGAGAAAGAGAAGATAAAGGCATCCACCAAAGAGAACGAAACATCCACCAAAGTAAACAGGTGCCTATTTTTTAATCCACCAAAGTTAAGTCGATTTTCGCGCAACTGGTGGATTTTGGTGGATTTGAAACGCTTTGTTTTCAATGGCTTGCGATCCGATCCACCAATATCCACCAATCCACCCGTGTTTTCCCTATACCCCCCCTTTTGGAGCGGTTCATGAGATTTTCTTGCCTGATCGATGACTTCCTGGACTACATGTGCCACAACCGTGGGCGGTCGCCAAGGCTCGCCGAGGTGTACCGATTGGCGCTTTCGCGGCTCGAAAAGTTCATGGTTGGACTTGAACGCAACCCCTTGACCGCTACCCACGACGATTTGATTGCCTTCACCGGGCCGCACCTGTTCAACCTGGGGCTGCGCGACCCGTTGAGCCGGCGAACGCATATTTCGGCGGTGCGCGGATTCTTCTTGTGGGCGCGAGCGAACAAGCTGGTCGCCGAGAATCCAGCGCTGGGGGTTCCGCAGCCGAAGGTCGGGGTGAAGATCCCGCGAACGCTGCGCCTGGCCGACCTCGAGAAGCTGATGTGGGCGCCTGACTTTTCAAGGTTCACCGGGGTGCGCGACGCGGCGATGTTTGCCATCATGGCCGGATGCGGTCTGCGCGTGTCCGGCCTGATCGGGCTGAACGAGTCGAATGTGGTGCGCGACACGGTCGACGGGATTCCGCGCCTGTTCCTGAAGGTGATGGAGAAGGGCAACCGCGAGCGCATCGTGCCGATCCCCGAGCAGGCGGCGCTGCTGCTGCAGTTGTACATGGAACATCCGGAGATCCACGCCATTGACCGCCTGCTGCCAGACGGCGACAAGGTGCTGTTCACGTCGATCAGGCGGAGTGACATCCATGCTCATGAGTATCGCGGAGAAAAGCGACGGTTCAACCGGAAGACGATCAACTACCTGATCAGGCGCCACGGCGTGCCGGCCGGCATCGAACCGTCGCTGTTGCACGCGCATGCACTGCGCCACGCCTATGGCACGGAGTTGGCCGAAGACGACGTGCCGACCGTGACGGCGCAGCGATTGATGGGGCACGCCGACCCCAAGACGACATCGATCTATCAGCAGTTGGCGCTACGCAAGCTGACCAAGGTGGCCGACAAGTCGAACCCTTTGGCGAAGATCAAGACGCCGGTCAGTGCGCTGCTTTCGCAGATCAAGAGGGGTAAAGCGTGAGCATTTTTCCTCGTTGCTGCCTATTTTTTAGGCAGATTTTGTGGCGCAAAGCCTGTTACGGGGTTGGGGTTGAAAGTGCTATGTCGCTAAATAGCGACAAACCCGGGCGGGGCCGATGGTCGCTGGGTCTTATAGCAGACGATGGCGGTGTCGTTTCTTCGCTTTTTGCCAGTCTGCGAAGTGGCTCAACGTTTTCATGTGGGTTTCGAGGGGGTCAAGGTGAGTGAAAAGCGAAGTGAACGAGGCGAAAACGCACAGGCTGATCTGTTCGGCCTCGGGGTGGGGGCACGGCAAGGCGGGCCGCAGCCGCCCATGGCGGGGGGTGAGTACCTGAACGATTGCACTCTCCCGAACTTTTCGACTTTTGAACACGCCCCAGGCGCCGAAAAAAAACGGAGCGATCCGCGTTTTTGCGAGTTGGAGAAGATCGGCATTCCTGGGGTTTGGCTGCGCATTGCCGAGCGGGTTGGGTTTGATACGTTTCTCGACTTGTGGCGGATGCTGTCGGAAGACGACCGCGTGCGCCACGACGGCGGGGCGCGGCTGCCCAAGCTGCGCTGTTACTCGGCGTACAGCCGATACCAGCGGAACCAGTACATCCGTTCCCTGGCTGCGCAGGGAACGCCCCCGAACCTGATTCAGGAAGCGCTGCGGCGCCAGTTGAATGAATGCCTGCACCTGACCAACATCATCAGGATTGCGAACAAGGCTAAAATCGAGAAATGAGAGAGCGAGAAAAAACGGCGGTTATCTATGCTCGGGTGAGCACGGCGAGGCAAGCCGAGGACGGCTTGCCCGTGGAAAGCCAGATCGAGCAGTGCCGCGCGAAAGCGGCCGCCATGGGTGCCCGTGTGCGGGAGGTGTTCCGGGATGACGGGATTTCCGGGCGGACGAGCAACCGGCCGGGCTTCCAGGCGGCGCTCGACTACTGTGAAGAGCAGAGAATTGATTACTTCGTGTGCTGGTCATCGAGCCGTTTTGCGCGAAATCACATCGATGCGGCGCTCAACAAGCGGCTTTTGGACAGGATCAGCACCCGTCTGGTGTTCGTTTCGCAGGATTTCGGCGAGTCTGACGAGGCGTGGATGATCGAAAGCATCGTGGCGATCATGGACGAGCAGTATTCGCGCTCGATTGCCAAGGATACCCGGCGCTCAATGGCGAAAAACGCGACGGATGGGTTCTGGAATGGCGGCAATGTGCCGTTCGGATACCAGGCGGTGCCGATGGGCAAGCGCAAGAAGCTCGCCCCCGTGGACAGCGAGGCGCTGGTGGTCAAGACGGTTTTCCGCTGGTGTCTGGACGGCGCAGGGCAGAAGGAAATCGCGTTGCGGCTCAATGAGGCCGGCGTTGGCCGGCGCGGGCGGCGATGGAACAAGGCGGCTGTCGCTTCCGTGCTGCGTTCGCGGGCTCTGATCGGGCAGATCGTGTTCAAAGACCGTGGCCGGGAGATCGTGACGCCTGGCGCGCATGAGGCAATCCTGACGGAGGAGGTTTTTCACATGGCGCAGGACAAGATCAGCGCGCGGGCGCCGGCCCGTGTGGGCGGCCGCCCCCGCAGCGACGCGGCGTTTTCGGGGATACTGGTTTGCGGGAAGTGTGGCCAGCCGATGTACACGGAAACGGCGACCGGGCGTTCCGGCGCGCGGTATCACTACTACAACTGCCGGTCTTTCTTGAAGGGGATGGGCTGCGCAAGCCGGCGCCTGCCCGTTGCCGCTTTCGATGAGCTCCTGCTCGACGCGGTGGCGACGCGGATCTTCACGGCGGAAAACGTGGCACGCATCGTGATGGACATCAAGGCGCAGTGCGGGCAGTGGGCGCGCGACAAGCAGGCGCGGATCGACACGATGGCCGACGAGCTGGTCGGCGTCGAGCGTCGCCTGCGCAAGTTGTACGAGACGATCGAGGCGGGCGCCGGCCTCAACCTGGCCGACATCGCCCCCCGACTGCGCGAGCTGCGGGCGCAGCAGGACAAGTTGCGGGTAGAAATCGAGCGGATTGACGCCGATCCGGGGCCGCAGACCCGGCTCGAAGACGGCGACGTGGCGACGGCGGCGCGGATATTCCGCGATATTCTGGTCACTGCGGAAAGCCCGGCCAAGGTCCGGGAGTTCCTGCGGCATGTGCTGCAGCGCGCGGTGCTTGACGATGGCAGCGTAACGCTGGAGTACCTGCCAGAGCGCATTGTGAATACCCGGAGCGGGTGTTCACAATGGGATGTCAGATGGCTCCCGGACAGGGCTACATTGCGAACCGATGTTTTGTATGTCGCCTTGCCGGGAAGGCTTCGGCGTGGGCGGTCTGTCAATATCAACCGGGGTGGATAATGGATCTGAAATCGGCTTGTGATGCCTTGCGGGCGCACGAAAACAACGAGGTTGCGGCGATTGTCGTCCAGGATGCGGCGCTACAGCGTGTTCTGGCGGTCTGGCCGATGGTTAAGCGGAGGAAGGTTGATCTCCATGTTGACCAGGCGAACCTTGACGATCTGTGGCTGGCGGTCGAGTTCAATGAGCGCGCGGCCGCCGAGCTTTCCGGGCTTCCTTCGGGGCCGGGGATTGCGGCGTTTCGGCGGGCGAAGGCGCTCGGGTTGATCTATCCGGACGGGACGATTCACCGGGTTGCCTCGGGCGTGCTGCGCAAGGTGATCCGCGACGCGCTGGGCGCAGGAGGAAAGGCGAAATGAGCGACACGACACCCGTGATCGAGATGATTCCACTGGCGAGGCTGACTCGCTACAGTTTCAACGCGAGGACGCACAGCAAGGAGCAGGTTGAGCAGATCGCCGCGAGCCTGCGGGAGTTCGGATTTACCAATCCTTTGCTGGTCGACCGCAAGAATCAAGTCATCGCCGGGCATGGCCGGCTGTCTGCAGCCGAACTGGTCGGCCTGGGAGAGGTGCCGTGCATCCGGCTGGAGAATCTGAACGAGGCGCAGAAGCGGGCCTATGTGCTGGCCGACAACAAGCTGGCGGAGAATGCGGGATGGGATACGACGCTGCTGCGGCTGGAGTTGATCGACCTGCGCGATGAGGGGTTCGATCTGGGGCTGACCGGGTTTTCCGAGGATGAACTGGCCGACCTGCTGGCGGAGGTTGCGGGGGAATCCGACGAGAAGGACGAGGCGGAAACTTTCCGGCTGACGATCACCAGCGAGGACGAGGCGGAGATCATGGCGCTGCGGACGCTGTTCGGGCTGAAGAAGAAGGCGTCCAAGGTGCCGGCGCAGGTAGTGCTGGAGCTGATTCAGGACTGACGGACGGCGCTTGACTTTGACGGGAGTTGGGCCTAATCTGAAGGTTCTGATTCCATAGCTGTACCCGCCCAGCCAGGCGGTTTCGTTTTTTGTGGCACCGCTCACTTTCAACGGGGAGCGTTGGGTATCCGCGAGGCCCCAGCAGTCTATGGCTGTCAGAGCGCTCCCCACCCCGCTTGCGGTGGTATCTGAATCCATAGGAGGCCGATCATGGCTGCAGCAAACGCAACGAATGCCGTTCTGGTGTTCGAAAATACCGAGTTCGATGTGGTCGATATCCACAATGTTCCGTGGCTAAGGGGGTTGCAAGTTGCAACTGCCTTGGAGTACAAAAACCCGCCAGCGGACTTCAAAAACCTCTTCTCACGCAACGCCGACGAATTCACCGAGGAAATGACGCAGGTGCTCGACCTGCAGACGGCCGGCGGAGTGCAGCCGGTGCGGATTTTCTCGCCGCGAGGTTGCTACCTGCTGGGGATGCTGGCGCGCACCGAGAAGGCGAAGGCGTTCCGCGCCTGGGTGCTCGACGTTCTGGAGGGCCGGGCGGTGCCGCGCGAGGCGAAGCCGATGACGATCCCGCAGACCATCGCCATGCACCGGCTGCGCCTGACGCTGCTCAAGGAACTCAAGGCGGAGACGGCGAGCGGCATGCGCGCGGCGCTGCACGGCCAGGTGGCCTACGTCTCGCGGCTGCTGGCGATGCCGACGCCGGCGATGGGCGTGATCGGCCGCACGGTCGAGCAGCGCGAACTGCTGGGGGTGTGAGATGCGCGCCTTCGATGTGAGGATCCGGCAGGCTGGCCGGGTGATCCGCTTCGCCGCGCTGGCGCGGTGTTCGTGCGACGTTCTGGCAATCTGCCTGGAGGCGATCGCCGACGGCGAGGCGTTCTCGGTTTGCGTGAAGGGGTTCCGCCATGTCCAACCTTAAACTCCCGAGAAGCGTTCTCGACGTTGGCGGCGGGCCGCTGCCGTTCGAGGTCAGCATGCTCGGCCCTTTCGTGGAGGACTTCGGGGTCTGCCTCGATGTACTGCGCGGGGTGGTCGGCCGGCTGGAGTCGTTCGAGGGGCTGATCGACGCCAATACGTCGCGCAAGACGGTGGCGTTGCACCGCGAGGAGATCCGCATGCTGACGCTCGGTGTCCGACACGAGATCGACACGACGGAGCGCCGGCTGCGGACGATGTTCATGGAAAACGTGTTCCCGCGCATCGAGGACGCCGGCGGATTTGGCGACCAGGTGCGGGCCATGGATGCCAAAGTGCGGGAGATGCAGCGCGGCGTGTCGGCGATGGTGCGCACGCTCGGGCTGTGCGATTCCGGGTGGAAGTGGCGGAAATCTCCGGAAAATTCGCGGCGCTACTAATTTGTACACGGATTAGCAGAAAATTGACACGGGGGATGCGCGAGCATCCCCTTTTTTTGCACTGTGCGGGCCGTGACACTGCGATTGTCGCGGCGGGTGGCCCAGGCCCCCCTCTCTCCTCCTCCCTCGCTGCTCGCTGCGACACCTTCTTTTTCAGGGGATGGCATGCACGGTGCTGGACGGGTAATCAGGCTGGACGAAGGTGACGCCGGGCGCGTGGTGCGCTTCGTGTCGGAATCGGTGCGTCTGGGCGAAGGGCAGCCTTCTTCATGGGTGACGGTGACGCGGACGGGCGAGTTCTCCGATCCGCGCTACGGGAATTTCTCGATCACGCGCGACATGCTGGACCAGATGGTCCGCAATTTCAGCGAGCGGGTGTATGGCCAGGATGTGTTCATCGACGTGGCGCACCAGCCGGCCAACGGGGCGGCCGGCAAGGTGGTGGCGCTGCAGGTCGATGGCGACCGCCTGCGGGCGAAGGTGGAGTGGACGCCGATGGGCGTCGACGCGGTGCGGGTGCGGGGTTTCGCGTACCTGTCTGCCGAATATCACGAGAATTGGCGCGACAACGAAAAGGGTGACTCCCACGGATGCGTTCTCCTGGGAGCGGGGCTTGTGACGCGGCCCTGTATCAAGCGATTGGACCCGGTTCTGTTGAGCGAAGGGGATGCCGGCGCCGCCACGGTGCTGCATCCAAAGCTGTTGGACGATCTTCTGAAGGAATTTTCCGAGATGAAAAGCAAGTATCTGGAGGCGCTGCGCAAGAAGTGCGGCGAATTGAAGCTGGCCGGTGGCGTCACCGATTCACTGGTGACGGCGCTGGGCGCGGCGATGGACGGCATGGGCGACGACGAGAAGAAGTGCGGCGAAATGCTGGCTTCGTTCGAGGCGTCGGCGATCAAGCTGGCGGAAGTCGGCGGGCCGGTCAATGTGCAGGTCAGCGGACTGAGCGCCGATGATGTGAACAAGGCGGTGGCCAAGGCGCTGGCCGAGCGCGACGACCAGGCGAAGCAACGGGCCGAGGGTCTGGCCGGCAAGCAGAAGCTGCTGGCGGACACGATCGGCGAGATCGGCAAGGCGCTGAGCGAGGAACTCCGCAAGGAACTGGTGGCCGAGATGCACGGCGCGATCACTGGCGACATGTCGGACGCTTCCATCCGTTCGCTGGCCGAGGCGCAGGTCAAGATGCAGGAGAAGATTGAAGCGGCCAAGAGCCTCTCGGCGCAGGGCTTCAGCTTCCGGGGCAATGCCCACATCACGGTGGACGAAAGCAACAGCGTCAAGGCGCTGCAGGAGGCGGTCGACAAGCGCCTGGGCCTGACGGTGCCGAAGGATTCGCCGAATGCCGCATTTGTCGAGAAGGTGCTGGCGCAGTTTGACGCCACCCGCGGCGCCGATCTGGCGCGCGAGCACAAGATGCTGGCCGGCGGCGATTCCCTGGTGTCTGACGTTTCGGTGCCGGCGGTGTTCGAGCGGACGGTGATCCGCGAGGCGCTTTACCCGCTGGTTTCTCTGCAGTTCGTCAATGTCGGCTCGCTGGAGTTCGCGGTTGCCGCGCAGGTGCCTTACAGCTACCGCGACACGGCCGGGGCCGGGCGCGATTCCACCCGCAAGTATGAAGGCCAGGCGATTGCCCGTGCCGGCATCAAGCAGGCGCTGGATACGGCGTACCCGATTCCGCAGAAGCTGGCTTTCGAGGTTTCCGATGAGCTGCGTTACCTGACCGGCGCCAACCGGATCGACTTCGACAGCGTGACCGAGAACGTGCGCAACGCCGCGCGGATCATCGGCGAGGATACCGAGCGCCTGATCTTCGACGAGATGGTCAACGCCGGCGACGAGTTCGCTGTGGCGGCCGGCAGCGATACGCTGACGGGAACGGTCAACGGCACGAACAAGATTTTCGTGACGGCGAACTTCCCGGTGGTCAAGCCGCGCAAGATCTACGACCTGCAGGGCAACCAGGTGGGATCGACGGTCAATCCAATCGTCGTGACGCTGAACAGCGTGGCGCGCAGCGAGTACGACGGCACGGGAACGCAAGGCGCCGGCACGTACTACACGATGGACTACAACCTGGGCGAAATCCGTTTCGTCTCGGAAGTGGGCGCCTCGGTGACGCCGACGAATGCCTGGCCGCTGACCGTGACCTACAGCTACTCGACCAACGCCTACAAGTTCGACACCGATCTCGGGTCGGATACCGTGCCGGTCAAGTGGGACAGCTTCCTGTACCGCTACGGCCTGCGCCGCTCGGTGCTTGAGGACCAGCGCTACTACCGCGCCAACTTCGGCGTGATGAGCGGCTCGGTGCATGAGCAGATCCTGCAGGCCGCGCAGTTCGCCGCACTCTACGACCGGGGCGCAGCCAACGTGACGGCGGCCGGCGACCTGGGCAACGTGCGCGGGGTGCCGAACTTCAAGAGCTTCGCGCCGTCGCTGCAGTTGGGCGATACCCGCGTGGTCATCGGCGAGCGCGGGAACACCCGCTATCGCATGATGAAGCCATGGCAGATGGGCGAGTTGCAGGACCAGCGCGATTCCAACGGCCGATTCACGGGCAAGAAGGAAGCCTACGGCGATCAGTTCGTCGTGCTGCATACGCCGACCCCGCTGAAGGGCGCCTATACCAGCATCGTCCTGTTCTCGACGGCTGGCCGCGTGGCGCGCGCCGCATAACGATGTCTCCCTCCTCTTTGGCAGAGGCTTTGACCCCCGGTCTTAGGGCCGGGGGTATTTTTCAAGGGAAGCTGATGAAACAAGTACCCATCGAGAATAAGGGCTGGTCGCCGATCTTCGTGGGCGGGGTGATGATTCCGCCTGGAGAGACGCGGCATTTTGCCGATGATTTGCTGCCGCCTGAGTACCGCTCGGCGGCGCCGGTGGTCCAGGACGATCTTGTCGACCCGTTCACCGAGTTGCTGGATGGCAACGTGGCGGAGGTGACGGGGGCGCTGGATCTGCTGAACCGCGAGTGGCTGGTGCGGCTGGAGGCGATGGAAGCCGCCGGCAAGAATCGCAAGGGCGTGCTGGCGGCGATTGCCGAGGAAATGCTGCGCCGCGCGAACAACGATTCCGCCGGCGAAGGCGGCGAGGCGTAAATGGCGGGTTCGATGAGCCTGGCCGACCTGCGCGCCGATCTGCAGGCGAGCCTGCACGATGCGGCGGCGGTGTTCGCCGACCCGGAGGACTTCGACCGCCTGCTGGCGACTGCCGGCGAGGACATGGGCGGTAGTGCGTCCGAGAGCGGTTCGGCGACGCTGACGCTGGCGGATACGCTCGATCTCGTCGCCGGGCAGTCTGAATACGCGGCGCCGGCCGACTTTCAGCGCTTCAAAATGGCGCTGTGGGGCACGGCGAGCGTGGCGAAACCGTGGGACTCGAACTATCCGGGCCGGCTGCCTGACGTGTTCCATTGCGGCGAATCGCTGGTGCTTTCGCCGGCGCCGACGGCGCAGCAGATTGCCATCCTGGGCAGCGAGTACCGTTACTTCTACTTCGCCAGCTATGTGACGACCGGGCCGGTCGATGTTACGGATATTCCTCCGGCGAACCGCAGCCTGTTGCTGCTGCGGGCGCAGGCGGAAGCATGCCGGGAAATGGCGCTGCGCAACATGGCGAAGCCGGTGACGATGCGCGACGGGATCAGCGGGCAGACGCGCAACGGGACGCCGGCCAGCCTCTACCAGTCGCTGCTCAAAGAGTTTTACGAGAGGATCGGCCGGTGAGGATCGAGCTTCGCTACGACGATGCGAACGCGCGGGCCGCGCTGGCGGCGGCGCCGGATGTGGTGGCGCGGCGGTTGGGCTTTGCGCTGGCGCGCGGGGCGCGGGAAGTGGCGCGCGAGGCGCGCGGGCGGGCGCCGAAAGCGTTTTCCGAGTTGACCAAGTCGATCCAGGTCAACCGCGAGGGCGATCTGCATTACTCGGTCTATCCGGAGATGAATTACGCGCCGTGGGTCGAGGGCGGGCGCATGCCGATGCGCAGGACGGGAACGAAGAACGGCCTGCTGGAATGGATCCGCCTGAAGGTCGATCCGACCGCCTCCGGCAAGAAACTGGACCGCCTGGGGTATGTGATTGCGCGGGCGATCACGCGCCGCGGCATCCAGCCGCAGCCGTTCATGCAGCCGGCGTTCGAGGCGAAGCGGGGGCGGGTGGTGGAACTGGCCGACGCGGCAATGCGGGCGGCGGTGGACGAGATCAACGGAGGCGCGCGTGCTGGCTGAAAAACTGGAAGACATCCGCGAGGATCTGGCGGAGGCGATGCCGACGCGGGTGGTGACGCGCGACTTCCTGGACTTCGCGCAGCGGTCGCAGGTCGATCTCGAGGCGGGCACGCTGACGATCATCACGCAGCGCGAATCGCGGTATGCGAATTACCGGGGGCGCGAGGCCGATCTGGGGCGGATGACGCTGGCGGTGGTCGGGCAGTTGAAGCTGCCGGAGGACGCCTTGCCTTCATTGGTCGAGGATGCCGAGTTCGCGTTCGCCGAGGAGGTCAAGGATTGGTTGCAGGGCGTGCTGCCGGTGAATGCGGTCGACCTGATCGAGACGCGGTTTTCCGGGCAGATGGACGCGCCCTATGGATGGTTCGCAATGACCTGGGAGGTTTTGCCATGAGCGGCAAGAAAACAGCGGCGGAAACGCCAGTGGACGAATACGCCGGCCAGGGCGGGTGTTACGTCATCAACCCGACGACCGGCAAGCGCGAACTGGTTTCGCGGACCCTGCCGGCGGATTATCAACCCATGAAGGACGAAGACAATGGCACTCCTCAAGCGTAAAGCCGCCATCCTGGCGAAAACGGAATCCGTCTATGGCACCGACCCAACGCCGACCGGCGTGGCGAACGCGATCCTGGTGTCGGATGTGACGATCAATCCGATGGAAATGAAGACGGTCGACCGGGACAACATCCGGCCTTTCCTGGGGAGCAACGAGCAACTGCCGACCGGGCTGTACACGAAAATCGATTTTACCTGCGAGGCGGCCGGGGCGGGCGCGGCGGGAACGGCGCCGGCCTGGGGTCCGCTGCTGCTGGCCTGCGGCTTCGCGGAAACCATTTCCGCCGGGGTCAAGGTGGAATACTCGCCGGTATCGGCATCGTTCAGTTCGGTGACGATCTATTTCAATATCGACGGCCTGCAGCACAAACTGACCGGGGCGCGCGGCACGATGAGCCTGGATTTCACCCGCGACGGGCGGCCGGCGATGAAGTTCTCGTTTACCGGGCTATTCAACACCGTGGCGGACGTGGCTGCGCCAACCGTGACGCTGACGGCATGGCAGAAGCCGCTGGCGGTCAACCGGACCAACACCCCGACGCTGACGATCCACGGCTACGCCGGGCGCGTGCACAGCATGACGGCGGACATGGCGAACGAGGTTGTCTTCCGCGAACTGATCGGCGCTTCCATGGGTGAGGTGCTGATCACCGACCGCAAGCCGGTCGGACAGGTGATGATGGAAGCCGTTCTGGTGGCGACGAAGGACTGGTGGACGTCGATCAAGGACATCACGACCGGCGCGGTGCAGTTGATCCACGGAACGGTGGCCGGAAACAAGTTCCAGATCGATGCGCCGAACGTGCAGTTGCTCAATCCGCAGTATCAGGACCAGGACGGCATCGCCATGCTGCAGGCCGGGCTGGTCTTCGCGCCCTCGACGGGCAATGACGAAATCAAGATCACCGCGCTATGAACGACCTGTTCACGATCGATCCGAACCCGACGTTCACGCTTCCGGTGCCGCTGCCGGTGCCGGGGCGTTCGCCGGTGGCGGTGACTTTCCGCTTCCGCCACATGGACCGCGAGGCGTTTTTCGCCATGCTGGAGGAAAGTCGGGAGAAGAAGGAGTCGACCGCCGACTTCCTGGCGCGCTTCGTCGATGGCTGGGAAGGCGAAAACATCAACGCGGCATTCTCGAAAGAGTCGCTGGACAAGCTGACGCGCAACTACCCGAAATCCGGCCAGGCGATCTTCGCTGCCTACGAGGGCGAGTTGATCGGGGTGTTGGCAAAAAACTGATGGCCGCCGTGCGCCACTGGCTGCGCGGCGGGAAGGCGGACGAGAGCGAGCGCATCGGCGACCTGATGCGCTTCGGTGTCGGTGAGGAAGAGGCGCGGCGCTTCGTCGAGGAACAGGGCGAGCCGGGGCCGGTGAGTTATCCGGTGTGGACAAGGAACGCCGAGGCGCTGAAGGTCTTCCTGCGGCTGTGCCGGCAGTGGCGCCTGCATCCGTACAGCGGGCGGCCGGTCGGTCTGGATCATGCGGCGATCCCGGCGACGCTGAAACTGATGGGAATCCCGCGCAAGCGCTGGCCGGTGCTGTTCGACCAAATCGGCGCCTGCGAGGTGGTAGTGCTGGAATCGGCTGGGTAGCATGACTGCCCCTTTTTTTGCGCAGCGGAGCGAATGAAACTGGCGGAATGAGCGAAATCACGGACGTTGCCTTTCAGTGCAAGCCTTGCCGCCACACGTGGGAGGGTCCGCCGGCGCGGATTGCCGGCGAGGGCGACGAGCCGTTGCTGCTCGATTACTTCGCGGCGTGCCCGAAGTGCGGCGCCGAGGCGCGCCAGGCGTTCTGGCAGAAGGGTCTGTGGGCGGCCGAGGGCAAGCGCTGCGGGCCGACGACGGCGGCCGGGCGGGCGCGCTGCGCCGAGAATCTGGCGAACATGACGCCGGAACAGAAGCACCGCTCGAAGTACAACAACGTCAAGCACGGGCGCTATCTCAAGGAAATGACCCCGCTGCCGGCCAAGCCGGATGGCTACCAGTGGTGCGCTGGGTGCGAGATCGAGCGCGCCTATTGCGCGGCGCAGCCGGTATGCCTGCTCAAGGCCGGGCATTTCGTCCTGGTGCGGGCGGCTTTTGATCAGAAAAAGCCGGAACTGCTGAACGGGATTTTCAGCGAGGCTCACGGGATGAGCCTGCTGGTGCTGCGCGAAATGCTGCTTTCCGTGCTGCATACCGGGGTGGCGCGCGAAATGCCGAAGGTCGTTGTCGACCGCGAGGGCATGACGCGAGTGCTGGAGGTGTTCGACAAGGACGGCAACCTGTCGCCGGTCATGCAACAGGAGGTGAACCAGTTGCTGCGGGTGATCCCGGACTGGATTTCACGCCTGGGCCTGAGCCTTTCCGATCTGTCGATGACGCCGAAAATCCACGAGGACAGCGACGCAGCGCTGGGCAAGCTTAAGGAAGGCGAGGACCAGCGCGAGGAGCAGGCGGCTTTCGCTGCCCGCCAGGCGAAGGCTCTGGAGGATCTCGGCGCGCTGCTCAAGCGGGCCGGCGTGGCGCGCGAGAAAGACCCGGTGCTGCTTGATTACCGGGCGCAGGGCGGAGGCGTCTGAGCATGGTGTTGACTTCGCTTTTCTGCTCGCGTATGGTGGCCGTAGGTGCTCAAAACACCACGAACAGCGGCAACCGCGCCCGACAGTCTTGCGGTTTTTTTACGGCCATTGGTTTTTATCAATGGCCGGGGGTGCGGCTAATAAAATACCCGAAAGGGGAATATGCCCGCCGTCTGTTCGCGGTTTTGAGCCCCCGGCCGCCCTCTCAAAATGGGCGAAACTCAAAGATCGAACAGGAGCCAATCATGGCTAAACCCTCCCACGTCCAGCGTCTTCAATCCATCGAAGTTGCTGATGATGCGGCGCGCTGCGCTGCCTATAACCTCGATGCAATCGTTTGCCTCCTCAAGGGGTGCGATGAATTGAAGCTTTCAGGAAGTTCGCTGGCCGGCTTGCTGCGTCCAGTGCTTACTGACATGTTTATCGCCCATGAAGAATTGACATCGATGCGGGAATCTGCGGGGGATGCGGCATGACAACCAAGAAGCCAGGAAGAAACCGCCTGCTATCCGAGAACAAAGACGCTGTTGTTCGTGATCTTTTTGCGCAAGGCCGGTACGACGTATCAAGGGCCGGAGAGGTTACCAATCTGGTGACGCATCGAGTGCTCAAACCTTTTGTTTTGAACAAAACAGGTTTTCTGGTTGTTACCTTGATTTCCCAATTCGGGAATTACAAATGCCTTGTTCATCGGCTGGTGGCACTGCGCTATTTGCCGGCTCCGCCTCGCTACATGGAGGTCGACCACCTTAATGGCGTCAAGACCGATAACCGCCTTGATAATCTTTGCTGGGCGACTCGGGAAGAGAACGTCCGCCGCGATTTCGAGGGGGGGCGCTGCAATATCGGCGCATCCGGAGATCGGCATAACAATGCCATTCTGACTGACCGCGAGGCATTTGCTGTGGTGCGCATTGCCGCCACCAACAAACTGAGTCCGGTTGAGATTGCCGAATGCTTTGATGTGGCGGCTTCTACGGTCCACGCGATAATTCGGGCAAGAATCAGGAAGGTGTTGTGACCCGCCTATCTGCCTCTCAACGCATCACCGTCGCGTCTCGGGCGGAGGTCGAAATCATGCGTTATGCCCATGACCATGCTCTTTTCCACAAGCACGTGCATGGCGTGACTCTCGATCCTTATCAGGTAATTAAATGTATCGAGATGGACGGGCATTCCAACACGATCGACGTGTCGTGCCGGCGGACGGGGAAGACGGCGATCAAGGAGCTTTACTGTCTGAAGCACCTGGCGACGAACCCGGCGCAGGAGGAGGGGATCGTCGCGCCACGGCTGCAGCAGAGTCAGAACAACCTGAACTATCACATCGAGGCGATCCGCCGGTCGGAAATCCTTTCCGGCTTCGTCGGCTACCGCAACGGCCGGCGGCAATTGAAGGACACGGGCTACGCGCTGGCCAACGGGTCGAAGTGCGGGGCTTACGGGATCATGAGCCAGATTGACGGCGACTCGATCACCGTGGCCTCTCTGGAGGAAACCGACGACATGCCGCAGGACCGGCTGCTGTCGCGCTTCCTGCCGATGCTCGGGGCGGCGCGGCGGCTCGGGGTCGAAGCGGGCGACAAGACGTTCGCGCCGCAGATCCGGTTGACCGGGGTGTTCAAGGGCGCCGACGTGATGCAGGCGTTGATCGACTCGGGGGAGTATCACCTGCTGCCGGCGATGGATGTCTATCTCGGCGTCGAGTTGGGCATCCTCAACCGCGAGTGGGCGGATTCGATGCGGGCGCAGCAGACGGAGGGCGAATGGATACGGCAGTTTCTGTGCAAGAACGTGGCCAGCCAGAACTGGATCTGGGAGAAGTACATCCGCAAGGCGCTGGCGGTCGGCCTGCAGGCAGGTCTGGTGCCGGCTGGACCGCTGCCTGGGGCGAAGTACCGAAAGCGGGGATTGATCTCGTTTGGCTACGACCATTCCGGGCATGGCGAGAGCGCGACGGCGAGTAAGTCGGCCATCGTGGTGGCGGAGCAGATCGGCAATTTCTGCACCTTCCCGTATGTGCGGACGTGGCCGGCGGGGACCGATGACCGGGTGGTGGAGCGCGACCTGGCCGGGCTGTGGGAATTCTTCGATCCGGATTACGCGCTCGGCGATGCCTACGGGCTGGGGATGCTGACGACGCTGAATGACCGGCTGTTCGCGCAGGGTCTGACCGATGTCGACCGGCGCACGGTGAACGACGGGGCGAGCACGGCGACGAGCTGGCCGGACTGGCCGTTCTCGCCGATCCGCTTTGCCGGGATGACCAAGCACAGCATGGCGTCGATGCTACGGGCGGCGTTCCACAACGGCCAGGCGGCGATTGCCTACTTCGACGAATTCGACCAGTCGCCCGAGATGGATGACTGGCGCGCCTTCGTCCGGCAGATGGGAAACATCAAGGCGGAAACGAACAAGGCGGATTACAGCAGTTTCAAGATGGCTGACCCGAAGCTGGGCGATGACCTCTTCGATGCGGCGATGGCGGCCGTGTGGGCGCTGGTGACGCGCGGTCAGGACGATGCGCCGACAGTGATCTCGCGGCGCACGGTGACGCGCGAGCAGTTGCTGAACGGCTCGGCGAATGATCGGCTGGTCGGGCTGGTGGCGGCATGACGACCTACGCCTCGGCCAAGGGCAAGATGACGGCGCCTCCAGCGCTGGCGGAGAAGGCGCGGCCGGCGGCGGGGCCGATGACCGATGCGGAGCGGGCGCGGATCACGCGCAACAAGGCGTTGATCGAGGAATGGCTGCCGGAAACGGTGGGCGTGGTGAAGGATTTATACGCGGCAGGTTTGATCGATGGCTGGCGGAGCGTGGCGAGCGTGCGCCTGATTGAAGGGAATGGCGATGGGACTCAATGAAATCTGGGCGCGGCTGACGGGCAAGGCGGGCGGCGCGGCGACGCTGCCGAGCGGGCAGGCCAGCCCGGCGGTGCGCGACAGCGAGGTCGGCCGGCGGACGACGCCGGAAAACCAGTTGAAATACCTCTATCGCCTGATGTGGGTCGACCCCGAAGTGCGCCAGGCGATTCTCGACATCCGCGAGATGGACCGCCTGGACGGCCGGGTACGGCGTATCCATAGCCGGATTGCCCGTGACACGGTGAAGGGCGGGCTAGTGTTTACGCAGGCGGCGCCACGGCGTTCGCTGGTGGACGAGTGGGAAGCCTTCGCACGGCGGCTGCAGTTGCATCGCGTCGAGAAGCTGAAGAGCGACGCGCGCGGGCTGGCGATGGAGGGCAACCTGCCGCTGCAGTGGGTGGTGGACGGCAGCAACAACGTGACGGCGGCGGTGCGCATGCCGTCGGAAACGATCCTGCCGAACGTGGACGACGGCGGCCGGTTCAAGGATGTGAAGGATGCCTATTGGCAGATCGACCAGCTGACCGGGTCCAAGCTGGTCGGGTTCCCTCTGTGGCAGTTGCTGCTGTGCCGCTTCGATCCGGATTCGCACGATGACGTGGGGTCGATGGGCCGGCCGTTCCTCGACGCCAGCCGGGAGGTGTGGCGCAAGCTGCGGATGACCGAAGAGGATCTGGTGATACGCCGGCGGCACCGCGCGCCGCTGCGCCTGGCGCACGTGATGGAAGGGGCCGCGCAGGCCGACCTCGATGCTTACCGGGCGCAGGTCGAGAAGGACAAGGGAGAGATTACGACCGACTTCTACATGAACCGCAAGGGCGGGGTGTCGGCGGTGCAGGGCGATGCCAACCTGTCGGACATCGGCGACGTGGTGCACCTGCTGGATACTTTCTTCGCCGGTTCGCCGCTGCCGAAAGGGCTGATGGGCTACACCGACGGTCTGGCGCGCGACATTCTGGAGGACCTGAAGCGGGACTATTACGAGGAGGTCGACGTGTTCCAGGACACGCTGTCTTTCGCCTATTCCGAGGGATTCCGGCTGCAGTTGCTGCTCAAGGGCATGGTTCCGGACCCGGACGAATACCAGATCGGCTTTGCCGAGCGGCGCACCGAGACGCCGAGCCAGACGACCGACCGCATGCTGAAGTGGGGCGCGATCGGCCTGCCGCGCGACATGATTTACGAGGAGATGGGATTCAACGCCGAGATGGTGCGCGAGCGGCTCGACGCGCAGGCGCAGCGCGGCGATCCCTATCCCGGCCCGGTGGGCAGCACGGCGCCGGCCGGGACAATGCCGGGGATCAAGATCACGCCGGGCAACGCGCCGAAAGGCGAGAGCGCCACAAGTATCGGCAACGGTTGATGCCCCGTGAAATGCACGGGAATGCGGGATAAAGTCGGGTGAAAGGAGCGCAATGAGAAACTATCCGCCGCTGTTGGAAAACCGGAACGTACAGGCGTTCCTGGCGCTGCTCCGGCATACGGAGGGCGCGGGATACCACACGCTGTTCGGCGGCGAGCAGTTCGAGTCGCTGGCCGACCATCCGCGATACAAGGTGACGCGGAACCTGGGCGGCAAGCCGATCATGTCTTCGGCGGCGGGGGCTTATCAGTTCCTCTCTTCGACCTGGGACGAATGCGCGAAGGCGTTGCACCTCGACGATTTCAGCGAACGCTCGCAGGACCTGGCTGCGCTGTTCCTGATCGACCGGCGCAAGGCGCTGGATTTCGTCATCGTCGGCCAGTGGGAAAACGCCATTGCGGCATGCAACCGCGAGTGGGCCAGCCTGCCCGGTTCGCCCTACGGACAGCCGACGCATTCGATGAGCAAGTGCCTGGCGTTCCTGGCGATGCAGCCGGGATCGTCTTCGGCTCCTTTGACGGGCGGGCAGCCGGCGCCGGCCGTGCAGCCGGATGTCACTCCGGCTGTCGCTCCGGCCGCGCAAGCCGCCCCGGCCAGTGTTCCGGCGCAGACCCCCGCGCAGGCTCCGGCCAGCGAGCAGAAAACAGAACCTAAGAAAGGATTTTTCAGCATGCCCCCGTTCATTCTGGCCGCGATTCCGGCCCTGCTGCAGGCGGCTCCGGCGCTGATCCGGATTTTCGGGAGCGGCGAGCAGTCGGAGAAAAACGCCAAGACCGCCGAGACGGTGGCGGCCCTGGCGCGAACCGTGACCGGGGCGGAGACGACCGAGGGCGCGGTGGTTCGGATTCAGGGCGATCAGGAAATGGCGCGCAACTTCGCGGCGGCGGTCGAAGAGAAATGGTACACGCTGGTCGGCGAGGCGGGCGGCGGCGGGATTGCCGGCGCGCGGCAGGCGGATGTCGCGGCGGGCGCCAAGCCTCTGCTATCGCCGGCCATGCTGGTGACGATGATGCTGTTGCCGCTGGCGTATCTGGTGGTCGGCGCGGTGCTGTTCATGGCGGGGTGGAGCGACGAAATCCGGGCGATGGTGGTGTCTTCTGTGCTGTCGCTGATCGTCTCCGGGGCGACCGGGTTCTGGCTGGGGACCAGCTTCGGGTCGCAGAAGAAGACCGACATGCTGGCGGATCGCCGTTGATCATGCGCGAATTTGACATCGACGGCGGAGACGCTGACATTCCGCACATTCACCGGCGGTCGCTGGACGGCGAGGCGGTCGCGCATCTGCACCGGCGTCTCGACTCGAACCGGGAAATTCTCGGTGAAACGCGGGAGATGATGATCGAGATCCGCGAAATGCTGGTGCAGCACATCGCCCTGGACGCGGAAATGAACCCGGCCATCAAGGAATTGGTGACGCTGTGGCGTGGATCGAAGCTGATGGGGCGTATTCTGGTCGGCCTGTCGGCGGCGGCTGCGGCTGTTGCCGGGATGCTGCTGTGGGCGAAGGATCACATCAAATGATCCTGGACCTTGTTTTCTTCCCTGGCGCGATCACTCGGTTTATCTGGGTGCTGCTGGCGTGCCTGGTGCTGGTGGTGGTCTGCGGGGCGCTGTGGATCGTCGGGGGCTTCATCGTCGGTCTGGTCGAGAATGCGTGCATGGAGCGGCGCGATCAAGACAAGCGAAGGCTACGGCGATGACGATTCGGCACGTTTTCAGCAACCCCGTTGCCGACGGCGCGGCGACAACGGTTGTTCGTCCTTCCGACTGGAACAGCGCGCACGTCCAGGCGATGACGTTGAGCGGGAATACGGCCGGCGTCTCTGAAATTTCCGGCCACAACATCGTTCTGCAGGGCGGATCTAATGTGACGCTATCCGGGGCGATGGCGGGAACGATGGCCAGCCTGGTGATTCTGGCTGGCGGCGGATCGGCAGCGCAGTTCGCGCTGGTGGACAGTAACGGGATTTCGTTCGGGACCAACGGGTCGCAGGTCACGGCAAGTTACACGGTGCCGAGCGTTCCGGCGCAGAGCGTGCAGACGCAGAATCTCGTCTCATTGCTCGGGTCGACCGGGAATATCAGTCTGGCCAACGGCAACGGGATCAGTTTCGGCGGCAATGCGTCGACCATCACGGCCTCGCACAACGGGTTGACGACGGCGCGCGCCTCGAATGATGCGGTCGGCCTGAATACGGCACTGACCGCGAACGGGGTTTCATGGACGGTGAACAGCGCGGGCCTGAGCCTCAACGTGCCGGCCTTCCTGACGACGGCGGCGCAGTCCGGGCACTCGCACGGAAACCCGACGCTGGCGTTGACCAACCTGAGCGGCACGACGGCAAGCGCGAGCAACGGGCTGACGCTTTCGCTGTCGGCGGCGGCGCCGGGGGCTGCGGCTGAAGCAAACTGGATGACCCTTGGCGGAAATGTGCTGGGTAACTCGTCCGCTTCCGGAAGCACGATTCAGATCATTGGCGGAAACAACATTACCGTATCAGGGCTGAACAACAGCCAGATCAGAATTGATGGTGATGGTGGAGGTGGCGCAGGATACACGGCGCTGTCAATCCAGAATCGGCAACTCGGGGCATCTACAACGCTCAACTCAGGGAGCGGTCAGAACAGCCTGTGGCTTTCTCCGCTGCGCGTAGGGGTTGCGGTATCGGCATCCACACTCCTTGCCGAGATGATCAGCTACTCGGGAACGATAACGTCTGCGGCTACGGCGCAGGCCGGGCAGACTATCCGGGCAGGAATCTGGTCACAACTGACTGATCCGGCTTCGACTACCCGTTTCGATACGTGGTGGACGGGGGCTGCATCATTGACGTTCTGGAATAGCGGAACCTCTTCCGTGTCATACGCCTATTCTCAGTCTGGTGGGCAGACAACCGGATCAAGCGCCGGGTCTAACCTGATGACGGCAAGTGTCATGGGTGCGAGGCATATCCTTTTTCCGATCGGCTCCACGATGCCCGCTGGACTCTACGTCATTGGGGTGCTGAACAGTTCGTCTTCGGCGGGGTATTCCGCTGCAATGAGCAGGATGGCTGCTTACTTTGACAATCCCTTATCTGTTGGGCAGGGTACGTTCGGACAGGCCACCAACAACTCAATCGGGTACGCCGATGGAGGAACCTACCTGACCACAACGGGCGGATTGCCTGGCACTTTGGCGCTAAATCAGATCGGCGGCGTGGCGAATGTAATGCCATTCTTCAAGATAGGCGCAATATGACCCCGCAGATTCTCGCCCCGGATTACGGCGCCCATAACGCCATGCTGGATCAGGCCATCAAGCGCCTCGACTACGCCGGCAGTTACAAGGATTTGTCGACGATCATCGTCATTCCGGGATTCGGCCAGATGCCGACCAGGTGCGTGGCCTCGTGGATGAACCTAGTGATGCCGCCGAACCAGAAATGCTTCCGCATGTGGGCGCTGGGGATGGAGGTCGGCGAGGCGTTCTCGCAGACGATCGCCAATATCCTGGCGCATCCAGAACTGGCGAAGTTCAAATACATTTTGTCGCTTGAACACGACAACACGCCACCGCCCGACGGCTTAGTGAAGCTGCTGGCGCGGATGGAGGCGCATCCTGAATTCTCCTGCATCGGCGGGCTGTACTGGACCAAGGGTCCGGACGGCGTGCCGCAGATCTGGGGCGATCCGCGCGACACGCTCAACTTCCGGCCGCAGAAGCCGCTGGCCGGCGAACTGGTCGAGTGCTGCGGCACGGGGATGGGGTTCAACCTGTGGCGCATCGAGATGTTCAAGGATGAACGCCTGCGCCGGCCGTGGTTCAAGACGCAGGCGGACGCCAACGGGGTCGGCACGCAAGACCTGTATTTCTGGAGCGACGCGCGCAAGTACGGTTACCGCTGCGCGATCGACTGCGATGTGCTGGTCGGGCATTACGACCTGGCTGGGCAATTCGGCCCGCCTGATACTACCTGGTGACACCATGAGCGAAGAAATCCAAGCGCTGCGCCTCGACATCGGCTGCGGCAAGAACAAGCAGCCGGGATTCGTCGGCGTCGATGCCATTGCCTTCGAGGGCGTCGATGTGGTGCACGACATGCGCCAGCCGTGGCCATGGGAGGATGCTGCGGTCGACGAGGTGAATTGCTCGCATTTCCTGGAGCACCTGACGGGAAGCGAGCGCATTCACTTCTTCAACGAACTGCACCGCGTGCTCAAACCGGGGGCTCAGGCGCGCATCATCACGCCGCACTGGTCGCACGAGCGCGCCTATGGCGACCCGACGCACCAGTGGCCGCCGGTGTGTTCGTGGACGTACTTCTACCTGGACAAGGGATGGCGCGAGGTCAACGCGCCGCACGCGGGCTATACGTGCGACTTCACGTATGTTCTGGTCGGGATGCATGACCCGAACGACGCCTGGGTGGCATTCCGCAACATGGAAACCAAGGGTGTGCTGATGAGCCGCAACATCAACACGACGACCGACATGATCGCGACGATCACGAAGCGGGCCTGATATGGACGATGACGCCTTTCAGGCCGGCGCCTTTCAGCGGAATGCTTTCCAGATCGGCTTCGTCATCGCCTGGGCGCGGTCGCTCAAGGCTGCGGGGCGCTGGCTGTTGCTGAAATCTCCACGTGCCTTTCTGCGGGCGGCGGCGCATCGCTGGTATTTGAAACGGGGTCAATGATGGAATTCTCTGACAAGAAGTCCGGCGAACTGGTGCGGGTCGGGATTGATTTTGTCCGGCTGCTGGCGGCACTGGAGACAATCTCGACGGCCGGGGTGACGGTGAGCGTGCTGCGCGGAACCGATCCGCTGCCGGCGAGCATCCTGAATGGCGCGGCGAGCATTTCCGGGACGACGATCTGGCAAGAGGTCGACGGCGGCGTCGCCGGGGTCTACTACACGCTGGAATTCACGGCGACGACGAGCCTGGGCCATGTGTTCATCGAGCGGGCGACGCTGGAAGTGACGGCGTGAGCGTTGCCGAGCGGGCGCGGATCAGGCGGGCGACGCTGGCGGCGCGGCGGGCGCTGGAGACGCTGGACGACGTAGGGCGCGAGGAACTGACGCGGATCTACGGCCAGGCGGCGGCGGCGCTGCGCGACACGATCGCACGATCGGGCGATAACGCGGGCAAGGTGACGATCGACGCGCTGCGCTCGGTGCTGGCGCAGGTGGAAGGCATCCTGGAAAACGTGGCGGTGACGCGCGACGGGGTGGTGACGGCCGGAATCATGCAGGCGGCGGAGATCGGCGCGGCCGGGGCTGGGCTGGAGTCGGCGGCGGCAATGCGGGTGGCGACAACGGCGGTTGATTTCGTCCGGCATTTCGTCGCGCAGGATGGGCTGATGCTTTCGGACCGTCTGTGGCGTGTCGACCGGGGCGCGCGCGAGGAGATCACGCGGGCGGTGGAGTCGGCAGTGGTGCAGGGGCATGGATCGGCGCAGGCGGCGCGCGAGTTCCTGGCGCGCGGGCAGGCTGTGCCGGCGGAGATCGCGGCGCGGCTGGGCGCGGCGGACAGCGCGGCGTTGGGCAGCACGGCGGAGCGGCTGATGAAGGGCGAGCGCTCGGCGCTGTACCAGGCGCAGCGGGTTTTCCGGACAGAGATCAACCGGGCGCACGGCGAGGCGTTCATGGCCGGCGCCGATCAGAATCCCGACTTCGCCGGGTTCCGCTTCCTGCTTTCGCCGGGACACCCGAAGCCGGACATCTGCGACCTGCTGGCGAGCCAGAATCTGTACGGGCTGGGTCCTGGGGTCTATCCGAGCCGGGAGAAGTGCCCATGGCCGGCGCATCCTAATACCTTGAGCTATGTCGAGGTGGTCTACAAGGACGAGGTGAGCGCCGAGGACAAGGCGGGAAAGGAGTTGCCGATGGCGGCGCTGAACCGGCTGCCGCGCGAGGTGCAGGACGGTGTGCTGGGCAAGGGCAAGGCGGAGATTTACCGCGATGGAAAACTGAGCCAGGGGATGATCCGGTCGACGCTGGGCGCTGTGAAGAGGCGGGTCGGGGCGTGATGGGTACGGCGGGAAGCGGTGCGCCTCCCCTTTTTTTGCAGGCATGAGTGACGAAGAATCGGGCGCATGAGCGAGAAGAATGATGTCCGGATCGATGTCGTCGGCAGTGTCGACGGGTTCAAGGGCGCGACGGCGCAGGCGGAGCGCGAGCTTGATGGGCTGAAAGAAAGCGCCCTCGCGGTTGGTGGCGGGCTGAAGGAGTCTTCGGCAGCGGCCGGCATGATGGAGGGCGCGACGATTGCGTTGACCGGCGTCGTGGCGGCGGCCGGGACTGCAATTGCTGCCTGGGCGACGGCGCAACTGGCGTCGGCGCTGGCGATCAAGGATACGGCGGACCAGATCGACAAGCTGTCGCAGCGCATGGGCGAGTCGACCGAGTCGGTTTCCGAACTGCGCTATGCCTTCGACTTGAACGACGCGTCGATGGAGGAGATGGCGACGCTGATGAAGTCGCTCGCCAACAAGGCGCAGGATGCCGCGCGCGGGGCGGGGCAGGCTTCGGCGGCATATAAGGCCATGGGAATCTCCGTCACCGATACGAACGGGGAAATGAAGACGAGCCGCCAGTTGCTCGAAGAGGTGGCGGACAAGATTGCGTCGTACCGGGACGGTGCGGCCAAGGCGGCATTGGTCCAGGATGCGCTCGGCGCCGGCTGGGTGCGGATGATCCCGCTGCTTAACCAGGGGTCGCAAGGTCTGCGCGAGGCGTCGGAAGAGGCGCACAAGCTGGGGGTGATCTTCGATGAGGAGTTGACGAAGAAGTCGGACGCGCTGAACGATGACCTGACGCGGCTGAAGGCGGCCGTCGAGGGTGTGAAGATTTCGCTGGGGGCCGATCTGATTCCTTCGTTGGCCGATACGGCTGCCGAAATGGTCAGGCTGCAGAAGGAGGGCCATGGGGTTCTGGCCGTCCTGCGCGGCATCGCCGGCATTGGAAAAATTCCGTTTGACGTGATCCTGGGGCCGTCAAAGGCGGACCTGTCGGTCGACACGCAACTGAAAGGAATGAAGTCTGAACTTGCCGGCCTCGAGGCCAACCTTAAAAGCCCGGCGAATGCCGGCCTGCTTGGGCAGATGATCTTCGGCAAGAAGGGTGAGGTTGAGCAGCGCATGACGGTGCTCAAGAACCAGATCGGCGCGATGGAGAAGTTCCGGGACAAGATTGAAACCAAGCCGGCCGCCGGCGAGGTGAAGCCGGATGCGCCGGTCCCGACCAAAGACGTGAAAACTCCCCGCGCCCGTGGTGGTGGTGGCGGTGGGGGCGGCGCGGCGAAGGTTTCGGATTACGAGCGGACGATGCAGACGCTGCAGGAGCGGGTCGCCGTGACCGAGATGGAGTTGAACGCGACCGAGAAGCTGACGGCGGCGGAGCGCGAGCATGCGAAGTGGCAGGCGGATGTCGAGAGCGGCCGGAAGAAGCTGACGGCGACGCAGTACGCGGCGGCCGAGGCGGAGTGGCAGGAGTATCTGGCGCTGGACAAGAAGAACGCGGCGTATCAGGCGTTCCGCCAGGGCGTCGAGCGCCAGGAGCAGGCGAACGTCAAGGCAACGCAGGCGATGATCGAGCGGATTGCCAAGGCCGAGGAGGAAACCGAGGTCTACGGGCTGACCGAGGCGCAGATTTCAGCGGTGGCGCAGGCGCGGCTGACGGATGCAATCGCGATGGCCGAGGAAAACGGGGCGACGCCGGAGATGTTGCAGTCGCTGCGCGACGAGTTGGAGTTGCGCGGCAAGTTGACCGATGCGCTGTCGGCGCGCGATTCCAAGAAGTACGATCTGGAGGACGCGAAAAAGGCGGTATCCGATACCGGCAAGGAAATGGACGAGTTTGCCAAGTCCGCAGCGAAAAATATCCAGTCGGCCATGGCTGACTTTTTGTTCGACCCGTTCAGCGAAGGGCTTGACGGGATGTTGCGGAAATTTATACAGGTCGTTCAGCGCATGTTGGCCGAGGCGGTTGCCGCGCAGCTTGCCAAGGCGCTATTTGGTGATATGGGGAAGACAGGAGAAGTCGGTGGGATCATCGGGTCAGCAATTACCGCTTTCGGCTTCCATGAGGGCGGAAAGGTCGGGGCTGGCGAGCATTCGTTTACGCGGACAGTTCCAGTTGGCGTTTTTGCCAATGCTCCGCGCTTTCACAGTGGCGGCATGGCGGGTGACGAGGTGCCGGCGATCTTGCAGAAGGGAGAGATGGTGCTGACCAAAGAGCAGCAGGCAAACCGGACCCGTCCGGCGCCGGCGCAGAATATCCGGATCATCAATGCCTTTGACAATTCTGTGGTGGGCGACTTCCTGGGCAGCGCTGCGGGCGAGAAGATCATCATGAACGCCGTGCAACGCAACGCTGGCGCCTTTCGGCAGGCGATGGCGTGAGTGTGTGGCCATTTCGTCCGGTTGGCGAGGTCGTCGAGGTGTTGGAATGGCGAACCGATGTGCTTCGGGCGCGGGCCGGCGAGCAGCGTTTCAGGCTGCGCGAGCGCCCACGCCGGCAGTGGCACTTAAAGCACGAGTTCGATGCGGACGGGCAGGCTGCGGCGCGCGCGATCATGCGCGGCGCTTCGTCTTTTCATGTGATGGACTGGGTGCGCGTCGTCTATGTGGGCGCGGTTTCTGCCGGGTCTTCGGTGTCTCTTGCGATGGCGACGGCAGGGTATGGCCTGGCTGCCGGGCAGTCGGTGGTGTTATGGAATGACGCGCTGAATTACGAGGTGTGCACCATCGAGAGCGTGGCGCCGTCGGCGCTGGTGCTGGAGTTCGTCGCAACGCCGCGTGCCGCGACGCGGATCTACCGGGTTGACCAGGCGCATCTGGCGGTGGAGTTGTCGATCAGCCGCCCGGCCGGGCCAACACAGTATGCCGCCATTTCGTTCGAGTCGCCTGCCGTGGACATCCATGCCGCGACGACCTACGCGCAATATCGCGGCCATGATGTGCTGCCGATGGTTCCGGTTGCCGGCGGCGGGTTGCCGGAGTCGCTGAACTGGCCGATCGAGGTGTTCGATAATGGAACCGGGCTGGTGTCCACGAGCAGGGGGCGCGACTTGGTCGACGACAAGTTCATGATGCGCTGGCTTTATCGGGAAGACGAGGACGCGGAAATCCAGTCTTTGCGCGACTGGGTTGCCAGCCGTTATGGGCGATGGCTGGCTTTCTGGCAATCGAGTTGGCAGAGCGATCTGGTGGCTGCCGCCGACATCGGATCTGCTGCCACGTCCTTGCGCGTCCTTTCTCCGTCCGGGGCAACTTCGCTCGGGCGCACGGCTTTCGACCTGGAAATTGTGGGTCCATCCGCTACCTATTTGCGGCGCGTGACGAACGCTTCAGCCGGGCCGGAGGTCAATGGACGACCGACCTTCGACCTGACCATCGACAGCGCCCTCGGCGTCGCTATTGCGGCCGTGCAATTCGTCCGCATTTCCTACTTGCGCTGTGCCCGCTTCGACGCCGACCGGATCGAGTTTCTGCACGTGCCCGGCGCGACGGTTTCTGTCGCAGTGCCTTGCATCGAGGTTCCAGTGCCATGACTTACGCAGCAGTCGAAACATCGATCCAGGCGGGCCGCCCTGTCGAACTGTACGAATTCCTCGACGGCGCGACGGCATACCGCTATACCAGCGCGGACGGCGATGTGTCCTACGGCGGCAATACCTACGCCGCCGTGCCGATTGCGCGGGGCGCCGTCGAAGCGACCAGCGAAGTTGCGCGATTGGCGCTGGACATCACCTGTTCGCGTGACCTATCCATCCTGAACCTGTTTTCAGTGATGCCCCCGGCTGAAATCATCGCCGTGACCGTGCGTCGCCTACACGCCAGTGACGGCAATGCCATCACACTCTGGATGGGGCGCATTCTCGACGTGGCGCTTAATCCCGCGTCGGCAGAGATTCACTGTGAGAGCGTCTATACCTCGCTCAAGCGGGTCGGGCTGCGCCGGCTGTATCAAATTGGCTGCCCGCACGTTCTTTTTGAGGAGGGTTGTGCGCTCAACCGCGCCATATGGTACTCGTACAAAACCGTGTCGACGGTGGTCGGAACGGCAATCACGCTGGCCTCGATGGGCACCTTCGCCGATGGCTACTTCGCCGGCGGCTATCTCGAATGGGAAAGCACAACCGGCTATTTCGAGCGCCGCACCATCCGCTCACAAGTCGGTGGCGTCGTCACCATCGGCTTCCCGCTTCCCGGCCTGGCGGCGAGTGATACCGTAAAAATATGGCCAGGGTGCGATCACACGCTCGCCACCTGCATCGCCAAATTCGCCAACGGCCTGAACTACGGCGGCATGCCGTACTGGCCGACTAAAAACCCGTTTGACGGCACCATCATTTACTGAGGATAGATCATGTTTTGGGTACAAGTCATCCTTCTGGTCGTCTCGCTGGTCATAAGCTATGCCATGCGTCCGAAGCCGGTTATCCCGAAGCCGGCGGCGTTGGAAGACTTCGATATACCAATGGCCGAGCTTGGCCGGGCGATTCCGGTTGTTTTCGGCACGATGATTTTAAAAAGCGCGAGCGTGATGTGGTACGGCGATCTGCGCTCGACTCCGATCAAGAAAAAGGGCGGGAAGAAATGACTGTCGTCACGCATCGCCATTGCCGTGAGGTCGGATTCTGCAATCGCGGCTTACGTCTGATGGCTGCCCGGCATGGTATTGACTGGCCGCATTTCCTGAAATTCGGCATCAACGCCGAAGAACTGCGGGCGCTCGGCAACGCGATGGCAGAACGAGCCATTGCCCGTGCCGAAGGGGAGGCGCATGGGCAGCAGTAAGAAGGTAACGGTCGGATACCGATACTATATGGGTCTGCATTTTGGCCTATGTCACGGGCCGGTAGATTTTGTCCAGCAAGTGCTGTGCGGAGACAGGTCGGCATGGGTCGGTGAATGTACGGCGAGCGGGCCAATTGTTATCGGCAGGACGAGCGGCATCATGTCTGGCGGAATTTCAGGATTTTTATCAGGCATTGTCGCCGGGGTTGCCGGTATCGGCACGACCTATGAAGGCGCAGAAAAACTCTTTGGCGGCGATGAGAAGGAGGGCGGCATCGTCGGCACCCTCGATATTGAGATGGGCGAGGCAACGCAGGACCAAAACGATTATCTCGTCAGCAAGATCAGCGCCAGCGTGCCGGCCTTCCGGGGAATCCTGTCGGCGGTATGGCGCGGCGGACAGGTCTCCGCAAACAATCCCTATGTCAAGCCGTGGGCATTCCGCGTCCGGCGAATTCTGCAAGGCTGGTCAGGTGGCACCGCCTGGTATCCTGAAACAGCGGCAATAACCAATTCATATTGCGCCACCACAGGGGTGATAGAGCCTGAACTTGTGCTTGATGCGCTTGACGCGGACACAACAGGCGCCAATGGCACCACTTACACCATTGCGGCAAATCAAAGCCTGGTCATTGAGCAAACTACTGGATTGACTTATGAGGCTTTGAGCCGCTGGGCTACAGACGGCGACGCCTTAGCCAATGGCCTGCCGTGGGGCTGTGGATTCAAGGTCAAGTTCGACAACGGGACATATCAAGAATTCAAGGCGACGATGTACACGACGGCGGCGATTGCCAATGCTGCCGCCATTGCTGCCGGCCCGGTAGTTTTGACTGGACACACGTCTTACACGATTTTCATTCCAGACCCTGCCCCTTCCGATAACCGTGGTGGCCTGTCGCTGCGCATCAGCATCACCAGCGGCGGTACGCAAGACATGAACCCGGCGCACATCGTCTATCAGTGCCTGACGGATACGTCCTGGGGGATGGGCTACCCGACAAGCTCAATTGATGACGATTCATTTACCGCTGCCGCCGACACACTCCTGGCGGAAAGTTTCGGCCTGTCGATGCTGTGGAATAAGCAGGAAACGATTGAAGGATTCATCCAGATCGTCCTCGACCACATTGGCGGATTGCTCTACGTCCGGCCTGATACCGGAACATTTGCGCTCAAGCTGATCCGCTCGGATTATGACCGGGGCACTCTGACACTGTACGGGCCTGATACTTTGGTATCGGCCGAAAACTACCAGCGCCAGGCATGGGGCGAGACGGTCAATGAAGTGACTGTCATCTATACCCACCCCTGCACCGGCAAAGACACGCCGATCACGGTTCAGGACATGGCCAATGTCCAGATACAAGGCGGCGTCGTATCGCAGACGCGCAATTATCCCGGTATCCAGCGCATTGACATTGCGCAGCGTGTCGCCCTGCGTGACCTGCAATCCGTCTCGACGCCGCTTGCGCGAATCAAATTGACGGCAACGCGGGCCGCATGGCAGGTGTTTCCCGGCGACGTTTTTCGCCTGACCTGGCCGGAATACGGCATTGATGATGTGGTTTATCGGGCGCTCTCCGTCAATCGCGGCACGCTGCAAGATGGTCAGATCATCATTGATGCCGTCGAGGATGTTTTCGGCCTCCCCGACAATACCTATTTGGTGGATCAGCCGAGCGAATGGGAAGACCCATCCAATGCGGCGGCGCCAGCGCCTTATCGCAAGTTGCTCGAGGCGCCTTATTGGGACTTGTCACGAAACTTGTCCGCAGCGGATCTGGATTACGTTGACGCGCTATCCGGGTATCTTGAAACGGCCGCCGTCCGCCCGAGCGGAGATGCAACCAATTACAGAATCTATGCCAAGATCGGCGCGGCGGATTATGCAGAGGAAGGAAACGGAGATTTTTGCGCGTCGGCAACCATTGTTGAAACACTGACCAAGACGACAACCGCGATCACATTGACCAACGGTGTTGACCTCGACCTGGTTATTTCCGGTGGCTATGCGATCATTGGCGACGAGTACGTGCTGGTTTCTGCGATTGATGCCGGCGCACTGACGGCGACCATTTCGCGGGGCGTTCTGGATACCGTGCCGGCGGATCATACCGCCAGCACGCGTATCTGGTTTGCCGATGGGGATGTCGGATTCTCGACCACGGAATACGCTGATACCGAAGTCCTTGATGTAAAGTTGCTGCCGATCACCGGGCAGGGCATGCTTGAGATCACCGAGGCGCCATCGGACAGCATCACCTTCGATCAGCGCCAGTATCGGCCGTATCTGCCGGGCAAGGTGCTGGTCAATACCGGAATCTATCCCGAGTGGATCGACGGGCAAGACGATCTGGAACTTTCCTGGGCGCACCGAGATCGACTCTCGCAAACCGCGTATATCGTCGAGCAAGCCGAATCAAGCATTGGGCCAGAAGCAGGGACGACCTACACGCTGAGACTCTATGGCGAAAACAACACACTAGGAAGGACAGAGACCGGGCTTTCTGGAACGACCTATAACTATGCGTCAACCAACGAAAAAAATGATTTTGCGATAGCTAGTGATCCTATTCATCCGATTTTCAGTGATGTGTTAGCGCTTTATCATTTTGATGGAACAGATGGCAGCACGACATTCACTGACTCGACAGGTAAAAATTCTGTTTATGCGGTCGGCGGTAACGCGCATATTGAAAACACCCTAAGCAAATTTGGCGGCACCTCCTTGCAGAGTGACGGAGCAGGGGATTATGTCGAGCTGAACGACCGGTCAGAATGGCATTTTGGTGGAAATGATTTTACGGTGGAGTTTTTTGTTTATTCAACATACAAGCCAATTGCCACGCAAAATAAATTTTTATTATGCAGGGATAATGTCAGTGTCACGCGGGGCTGGCTTGTTTCTATATCTGGTGATAACGCCGGAAAACTCGGCGTAGGGCTTTTCTCCAATAATTCCACCGTATATGGCATCAATTCGCTGGCCACTTTCCCACTGAATAAGTGGGTTCATGTGGCATGGAGTCGGGTGGGTAACACAATGCGCTTATGGTTGGACAGCGCACTTCAAGGCACTGCCGATGTGACCGGCGTCGTTTGTCAAAACGCCAATGTCAGGCCGCTGATCGCTAGTGGAAGACAGTCTGGTGCGCCCGTTTCAGTGTGGTCACTGACGGGCTATATGGACGAGCTTCGGGTCATTTATGGCTACGGAATTCTCTCGGTTTCAGTACCGACCGCTGCTTATCCTGATGCAGATCCGGCGACTTCTTATCGGATCAACGGGCGCCTACGCTTCGAGCTTGAGGCCGTCCGCGGCGGTCTGGTCAGCTACCAAAAACACAATCACACCGTACTCCGTGAGGGGTACGGCTTCAACTACGGCTATTACTACGGAGGCAAATAATGACATCTAGCACCGAACCTCGCAGCGGATTGAAATACGGGTGGTCGCTCGGCGAGAGCGGCTGGAATACAGAAATGGATACCAACCTGAAATCTGTGGGCCGATTTGCCTACCACCTTGGGGTAAAAGACCGTGACCTGACGGCGCCGCCCGGCTCGCCGGCTTCGGGCGATACGTACATCCCCGCAGCCACGGCGACCGGCGCCTGGGCGGCGAAGGAAAACCAGATCGCGGTATGGGATGGTGCGGCTTGGGTGTTTGGCGTGCCACGCGAGGGATGGGTCGCCTCTGTCGATGATGAGGATGTGATGATCCGCCACAACGGCACAAGTTGGTCGACGGGGATTTCCTTCGCCGAGCAGGCCCATGCTAACCAGGCGGCGGTGACGCTCGGCAATGCGAACGACGAGATTGGAGGGCTGAGCATCAGCGCGGCCTATGCGCAAGGCGAGGTCCAGGCCCTGCGCGACAAGTGCGAGGAACTGGCAGACGACGTGCGGGCGCTGTCTGTGCTGCTGCACCGGATACGCACCGACCTGATTACGTTCGGTGTTATCAAGGGGGCAGCGTAAGTACGATGGGCGGCGGAAAACTTCGGCACATGGGCATGATTTCCACTTCGGGAAGTTGGCGGCGGCATTGGCTGTTTTTGTGGAACAAAAACGCGCAGAAGTCGCGCGAGGATTCCGCCAAGGCGCCGGCCGCAGCGTCCGCCGATCCGGTCAGGAAGGTTCCGGCTGACCATCCCTGAGTATCTCGGCGATGGCCTCCAGCTTGTAGCGCTGCTGGGCGTCAAGCGATTCCATGAGGTGACGGGTGGCTGCCTGCTCGCGCGTTTCCTCGCGGATGACGATGGCGACGCCTTCGGCGCGGGCGACGATCTCGCATAGGTTGACGCCGATGGCGACGGCGAACTTCTCCAGGGCTTCCAGGCTCGGGGTGATCTCTCCCGACTCGCAGCGCGAGACATAGGACCGGCTCATGCCGATCCGCGCGGCCACTTCGGCTGCCCGTAATTTGCGCTCCTCGCGCATGCGCTCCAGTGTTTTTCCGATCTCCATGTTGCGCATTAGACAACTTTCAAAGAGATGTTGACTGCCAGTTCCTTTTTGGTAAACAATTGTTACATTGTTACGTGGGAGTAAACATTTTGAGCAAGATCAAGGAGGCGCGAATCCGCAGGGGTTTGACGCAGATCGAAGTAGCGGAACGGGTCGGCATCACGCCGGCCGCCGTGTCGCGCATCGAGCGCGGAAAGATGGGCGTGGCGCCAAAGCGGGCTCTGCGCTGGGCGGATGTGCTCGGCCTGGCGGTCGACGACATCCTGTTTCAGAAGCGGGCGGCTTGAGTCATGGGGCCTGCGTGTTCCGGGCGCGTTTCGGCGGCCGACCCGCGTTCGCTGGCGGTGCGCGACAACATCCCCAAGGGGTGCGCGGTGTCGCTGGACGGGGTGCCGTGGCCGGCCGCTTTCGCGGCGCTGTTCCGCGACGAACTGACGGCGGCGGGAATGGTTTTCAACAGCAGGGAGCGGAAAGGTGAGGAACTGGATTGAGGCGACGGTGTTTGTCGTCGCCTACGTGGGCATCTGCGCGGCCATCGATGCGCAGGACTTGAAGGAGAGAGGTAATGAGCGGCAACCGATGTTTGACATTCGAGGAGGAGGCGAAGCTGCGCCGATTCTTCAAGACGCGCGGGGACCGCAAGGCCTTGCGCGACTGGGCGGCGATGCGGGTGTTGTTGACGACCGGCATGCGGATCAGCGAGTTTCTGAGCCTGAGCACGGGCGAGGCGACGGCGGCATTCCGCCTTGGGTATTTGTTCGTTCCGGCAGTTAGGCGCAAGGGCGAAGCGTGCGACCTGACGGTGCATCTAGTGGCCGGGGCGGGGCAGGCGTTCCACGACCTGCTGGCGCTGCGTCTGCCGGCAGAGGCGGAATCGCCGCTGGTGGTCGGCCGGCACGGCGATCGGCTGGGCGTGCGGGCTTTCCAGTTGGGTCTGAAGGTCTGGGCAAGGCTGGCCGGCATCGACGAGGGGATTTCCCCGCACTGGTTCCGCCATGCCTTCGCGGCATCGGTGGTCGGGTCTTCGGCTTCGGAGAATCCGACGTTCGTACTGGCCCGGCTGTCGCGGCTGCTCGGCCATAGCGATCCGCGCTCGTGCATGCGCTATCTGACGATGAGCCGGGAGAGCACGACGGGCGGCGGCGCCGAGCTGGTGGCGCGGGCCTTCCCGCTGCGCGACGTGCGGATGACGCCGGCACGGGTCAGGCGCGAGTTTGGCGGGAGGGCTGCGGCGTGATCACGGTCGACCAGTGCCCGTTCTGCAGTCATGCGGAGGTTGAGATCGACGAGGTTTCGCCCTACGAATACGCGGTTGACTGCCCGGAGTGCCGGGCCATCGGCCCGATCTGCAACGACATCATGCAGGCTATCGCCGCCTGGAACAAGGCGACCCGGCTGGAGCTTCTCGACTTCGAGATTCCGGCCACCAATTGAAATCACAGGAAGAGAGAAAATGAAAGCACGTTACAGCAGCAAGGTTTTTGTCATCATTCTCGCCGGATTGGTCGGCGCTTCGGCATGGGCTACCGATGGCGGGGCGAAGCGCGGCCACCACAAAAAGCCGGACAACGGCAAGCCGAGCGCCAGCGCGGTCGGGACGGGTGTCGGAATCGGCGGCGCGGGCGGCGCGGGCGGCGCGGGCGGGCTGGGCGGCGCGGGTGGCAATGCGGCCGGCGGATCGGCATCAAGCGCCGCTACGGCTTCGGCGGGCAGCGCTTCCGGTTCTTTCGCCAGCATCGGCGCGACGACGTTCAACTTCTCGACGCCGGCCATTCCTGCGCAGCAGCAGATCGACACGTCGGTTTCCGGGAAGATGACGGTGCGCCAGGCGCCCGACATGGCGCTGATGCTCGGCTCGCCGACTTCCGCGTGCATGAACGTGGTTGGCGTCGGCGGAAGCAACGCCAGCGGCGGCGGGCTGGTTTCGTTCAGTATCGGCGTCGACTGGTGCCGATCGTTCGAGATGGCGCGCCAGGCGCGCAATCACGGGATGTCGACGCTGGCCGAGGATCTGATGTGCGCGGTGGAGGAGGTCAAGGCGCTGAATTCGCGCGACTGCTCCGGGGCGCGCCAGCGGGCCGAGGAGGCTGCGCGGGAAAAGGCTGCGGCCGAAACTCCTGCGCCGGCCACGGTCAAGGCGGCATTCCTCTGATGGCGCGCGAGCTGTCTGACAGGGAAAAACGCCTGACGCGGCTCGGCTACAAGGCGCTGGCTCTTGGCTACAAGGGTCAGCACCGTGGCGAGCGATGGGTGGGGCACATGGCGGGCAAGGCCGGGCGTCTTTTCGAGTTGTCTATCGAGGAATGGAAAGCGCGGTTCAACCTCGAGGCGAGGACAAACCCGTGAGCACAGATAAACGTGGTCTGTCCCCTATTGTTAGTTACGGGCAGAAAGGGTGAAAACGGGATGCGCTCCCACCAACAACAGAAAGAGATTCCAGTGAGCGTATGGAATCTCGGTCGAGCGGGCCGATTGGCCCTCCCACCGCTGCCAGGTGAGCGTCGTTACGCCCACGAGGCCGGCAGCCTCTCGGGCAGACAAGCCGGCCGCCTCGCGGGCGGCCTTGATCGTGGCGGCGTTGCTCATGCCGCCACCACCTTCGCCATTTCTTGCCAAAGGCGGCGGGCCTCACCATCCGTGAGTGGGCGGATGATGGTTTCTTCCCACTCGCTGGACATGGCTTCGAGTTCGGCCGCCTCCACGTCGCGGACGCGGCCATGGATTGGTGCAAGGTGCGTTTGCACCTCGATGACGCCGGCGCCATCGAGCAGGCGTCGGGCGTTTGCCATGCGCCCGGCGATTCCTGGCAGGTCTGACGGCTCGAAAAAAGCGAGCCGATCAACGACCAGCCGGCAATACCCGGCCGGCAGGTCGCGGTTGCCGACGTACTCGTCGGCACTGCCGACGCCACCGTTCCACGCTAAAAAGGTGCCGGCGCGGACGTTCTCGATCAGGGCTGCGTTCATGGCTTGCTCCTTAAAAACCGGGCTGCGAAATGCTGCCCTATGCGAGTCATTATATCCAGTGGATATAGATTGTCAAGGGGCGCAAGCGATATTTTTGAGGGCTAACGAGGAATGGAAAGCGCGGTTCAACCTCGAGGCGAGGACAAACCCGTGAGCACAGATAAACGTGGTCTGTCCCCTATTGTTAGTTACAACCTTGAGGCGGGGACAAACCTGTGAGCACGGATAAGCGTGGTCTGTCCCCGATTGTTTACCGAGCGTGGTCTGTCCCCGATTGTTTACCGATTGTTTAACGCCTGAGTTGCGGGGCGGGCCGCTTGCGGCACGCCCCGCAAGAACGACGGGTTAGATTCCGAGGATTGAGGATGCTGGAGAACTTTATGCACCTGAATGCAGATGAACAACATGCCGTCGAGACTTACGGACGGATTGAGGCAGACCCGAACGGCAAGAAGCCGAACGATGCGGGCGCGAAGTTGGACGCCGGAAAGAACCGGCTCGGGCTGGTGATGTGCGGCTTTGCTCGGGCGCTGCAAGAGGTGGGTAAGGTTGGCACCTATGGCGCGAACAAATACACCGACAACGGTTGGGTCGAAGTGCCGGACGGAGAACGCCGCTACACCGACGCCATGTTGCGCCACTTGATGCGCGAGGCAACGGGTGAGGAACGCGACCCGGACACCGATCTGCACCACGCGGCACACGTGGCATGGAACGCGCTGGCGCGGCTGGACTTGGCGCTGCGGAAGGCATCTAACGCTTAGGTGTGGGGCCTGCGCGGCTTCTTGCGCAGGTCCCACACGACCGACGTGTTCTGCGGCACAGCGCCGCGACTGACAAGGAGAACGACATGGAAGGCAGCAGCTACAGATTTTTGGACATGGGAACGGCGGAAGGCCGCGCCGAGGCCGAAAGCTACGAACGCTCGAAGGCCGAGAAGGTGCGCAGCGGCCAGCAGCTTTACGCCAAGATCAAGCGGTCGAGCAAGTACTACGGCCAGGGCGAGAAGGGCGCGCTGTTTGAGGTTTTCGTTGAAGCCGGCAACCCGCTGGCCTATCTGGTGCAAGGCGGCCCCGGCGGGCAATACCGACTGGCCGACGTGAACCTCTTCATCGTCGATGAAGGCCGCGAGGTGCGGATTTCGTGACGCAGAACGCTGTAGCTCACCGGACGCCGTAGGCGGTCCGGTGGAGCGTAGTGTTAGGTTTCACAGGGTTTAACGAAGGACGACGATGGCTGAAAAAGTGGTGATCGGGAACGCGGAACTGTGGCACGGCGACTGCCGTGAGGTGCTGCCGCTGCTGGGCCAGGTGGACGCGGTGATAACCGACCCGCCCTACACCGAGCGCACGCACGGCATGGCAAAGACGAACGCGGGCAAGGGACACCGCACCAAGGCGGTGGACTTTGCAAGCCTGACCAGCGACGAACTGCGGGCAACGCTTGAAGCCTGCGGGCAGCTTACGCGGCGCTGGGTGGTGGCAACCGTGGACTACGCGCACGCCTTCGGCTTGGAAGAAAACCCGCCCGCCGGCCTGCGCATGCTGCGCATTGGCGTGTGGGTGAAGAACAACCCGATGCCGCAGATAAGCGCCGACCGCCCCGGCCAGGGGTGGGAGGCTATCGCGTTCATGCACCGCGCCGACAGAAAGCCCGCATGGAACGGCGGCGGGCGTGCTGGCGTGTGGCACCGCCCGGTGGTGCAGAGCACCGGCCACCCGACAAGCAAGCCGCTGCCGCTAGTGAGTGACTGGGTGTGCCTGTTCACCGACCACGGAGACACGGTGTGCGACCCATTCATGGGCGGCGGGACTACTGGCGAAGCGTGCGCTGCGCACGGACGAAAGTTCATCGGCATTGAGCGTGAGCGCCGGTACTTTGACCTTTCGTGCGAGCGCATAGCCCGAGCGCAAGCACAGGGCACGCTACTGCCGCCCGAAGAACCGAGACAGCCTGTGCAGGAAGGGCTGTTGTGAAACCTAACGCAGAGCTAAGGGGCGGGCCGGCAGTTTCATCGCCGGAACGTCCCGCTTGAGCGCCGGGTTAGCCGGCAAACGAACGGAGGAACTATGAGCAGAGACACGGAATGCCCTTACTGCGGCGAGGATGTGGAAATCAACCACGATGACGGCTATGGGTACAGCGAGGACGAAACGCACCAGCAGGAATGCGGCGCGTGCGGCAAGACATTCACCTACACGACGATGATTCATTTCAGTTACAGCACCCGTAAGGCCGATTGCCTGAACGGCGGAGAACACAACTACCACAAGACGGCGACCTACCCGCCAGAGTTCGCACGGCTGCGCTGCAAGATGTGCGACGACGAGAAGCCCTTGCCGGCTAACGCCAAGTAGACACCTTGATAGGTGTCTACTTCCATAAAACACCCAAGACAACCCATTAACCCAATTCTCTGTCGTGAATTTCAAGGAAGAAATCGGTGAAAAAAACTTTTGACGCGCCCGTGGCGCAGACTCTTATGGGCCGTTCATCACTCACCGACGACGACGAATTCCTGAAGGCGCAGATCCGCAGCCTGGAGAACGAGATCCGCAGTCTGCGCGAAACGCTGCGCGACCGTTTCGCCATGGCGGCGCTTGACGTTTCAAAACGCACCATGACTTACGATCAAATGGCGATGAATGACATGGAAACCATCATTGCAATTGGCGCCTACAACATCGCCGACGCCATGCTTGAGGCGCGGAAGCCGTGACGGTTCCCGCCCTCTTCCGCCTTCCCCTTGGGACGCTTGCGGGTTGGTCGCACGATGGGCGGGTCTTTCGGTCTTTCGACCATCTGATCCTGCCGAAGCCGGGCGCGCTGTTGCTGGTTCCCGTCTGGGTGGCGTCCGGCGATCTGCGCCGGGTTATCGACGGTTGCCCGGTACCGTGGGAGGAGGTTTTCGACGTTCTGGATGCGCCTGCGGCCGGGGTTTCGGTCGGCGATCCGGAGGTGGTGCCGACGCCGTTGCGCGCGCTGGCGGGCGACGACTGGCAGTTGCAGGTTTTTCGTATGGCGCGCCGTCTGCGGTCGACGCGCCGTTTTGTCCATTCTTCCGGGATGCGCTTCGCCGATATTTGAGATGACTTCAGACAACAGGATTTTCGGCGAGGTCAAGGCAGCGGTCGCGCTGGCCGATTACATCGCTTATCGGATGCCCTCCAGCAAGGCGGTGAAGTCGGGCGCGACGACGTTCATCAATCCGGCGCCGTGCTGCGACCACAATGATTGCTTCAATGTCGACACCAAGAAGAATTCATGGAAGTGCTATTCGTGCGGGGCGCCGAACGACCTGAAGGCGGGCGACGTGTTCCACTTCGCCGAGAAGGTGCTGGGGCTTTCGCGCTTCGATGCGCTGAAGGACATCGCGGCGTTCGCCGGGGTCGAGTTGCCGAAGAAGGACGCGCCTTACGTACCCCCGCGCGAGAAGTCGCGCGCCGAGTTCATCGCCGAGCGTTGCCTGGCGGCGCCGAAGGAGGCGGTCGACTGGCTGGTCGGCGAGCGCGGTATCGACGCCGAGGTGGCGCAGCGGGCGGCGCTGGCCGGATCGGTCGGGTTCAACGACTGGCGCTCGCCGAATGTTCCTGAGGGCGACCGGATGCACGGCGGTCCGGCGTGCGCGTTCGTCGTCCGCACGCTGAATCCTGGGCATGTGATGGCGGTGGATCTGCGCTACTTCGACCCGGCGCTGAATGGCGGGGTCAAGACGACGTGCCAGGGCGAGAAGCAGGGCTATGGCTGGACGAGCGACGTGAAGCGGCTGCATTCCGCCGAGACGGTCTACATCACCGAAAGCCCGATCAATGCGCTGTCGATCGAGTCGGCCAGGATGCCGGGGCGGACGGCGGCTTATGCGCTGCGCGGCACGGGCAACGTGGCGAATATCGGGTTCGACTGGCTGCGCGGCAAGCAGGCGATCATTGTTCCGGACAACGACGATCCGGGCGAGGATGGCTACTGTGCCGGGCTGAAGGCGGCATGGGCGCTGCACGAGAAGCTGCTGGGGCTGGATATTTCGGCGCTGCTGGTCGATTTCAGCGAGTGGGGCGTCAATGACGTCAACGATCTGCTCAAGTCTGTCGGCCCGGACGATCTCAAGCGCGCGCTGTGGCGGCTGGAACATTGGGCGATTCCCGGCATGTCCGGGCAGGGACCGCAGAACGACCTGTTCACTTCCAATCGCGGGCGGAGGCGGTTTTTCCTGCCGTTCCATCAAGATGCGCTGTACTGGCGCTTCCGCGTGCGCCCGGATTTCACGAGCTATGTCGACAAGGTCGAGAACAGCAGCGAGGATTCGGACAGCGTGGCGCCGAAGTTGTCGCTGCGCGACCTGGCCGGGTTCCGTATCGCGGCGATCTCGAGGGTGACGATCCAGGGTGCGACGGCGACGATGACCGGCGACGAGGATACGATGCCGAAAACGCTTTTCTCGGTCAGCGTGCAGACGACGCGGCACGGGTCGAAGCTGATCCGCAAGGTGGTCGATGACGAGCGGCTGCACAACATCGACGTGTGGAAGCGTTTCGGGCCGGTGTGGGATCAGTCGAAGTTTCTCCGACTGGTGAATGTCTTCGAGAACGCAGCGCACATCGGCCAACGCAACGCGGCCAATTTCGTTGGAGTGTGCTGGCGAGCCGGGCGGCTGGTGGTCAACGAAGGGCCGGATTGCTATTTCGAGAATCCCGAGCAGCAGTGCCCTTACCACAACCTCACTTTTCCTTCCGGTACGAAGAGCGACGCGCGGCGGGTGGTCGATGCCTTCGCCACGACTTTCGGGCGCAGCGCGGCGTTGCTGATGCTGGTCTGGGGCCTGGGCGGACACCTGAAGGCGTTGCTCGGATTCTGGCCGCACATGATGCTGCAGGCAAACAAGAGCATGGGCAAGTCGACGCTGATCAAGCGACTGGAGCGCGCGATCGGCTTCACGATGTTTTCCGGGCAGTCGTTGCAGACCGAATACCGGCTGCTGACCTCGATCAGCCATACCTCGCATCCAGTTGGCTGGGAGGAACTGTCAGCCAGGCGGCAGGATGTGATCGACAAGGCGGTGGCGATGTTGCAGGAGAACTACCAGTACACCTTGAGCCGGCGCGGCATGACGCAGACCGAGTTCCTGCTAGCTGCGCCGGTGCTGCTTTCCGGCGAGGATGTGCCGGTCAAGAGCCTGATCGGCAAGGTCGTGCGCTGCACGTTGCGCGACAAAGGGCCGCTGATGCCAGAAGACCTGCCGCGCTTCCCTGTTCGCCAGTGGCTCGAATTCCTGACCGAACTGACGCCGCAGCAGGTGCGGGTGATGCACGAGCGATCGCTGGCGGCCTGCCTGCACGCTTCACGCGCTTCCGGCGAGGACAACGGGGCGACGCGCATGGCGACCAACTACGCGGCGCTGATGACGGCGTGGACGCTGCTCTGCGGATTCACGGGCGCCGATGCGAAGGCAGGTTCCTTCCTCACTGATTTGCTGACCGAAATGAACGCGCATATCGCGCAGACGAGCGCCGACCGCCAACCCTGGGTGTGGATCATGGAAACCATTGCCGGAGAGATCGCTGCTGGCCATTACGTCGGGCCGTGGCGCATCGATGTGTATGGAGCAACCGGCGACGAGTGCCTGTTCCTGCGTACCAGCGACGTGATGCACCACCTGAGCCGGACGACGGCGCTGCGCGAGTTCTGGAACAGTCTTCCGGTGAAATCGGACCGAATATTCAAGCAGCAGATGGAAGGCGCCGAGGTGATCGTCGGCGAGGCCGAGAAGACGATCGGCAACCGGCGCTACAACCGCATGGCGGCCATATCGATGGCCAAACTGGAGGAGTACGGCGTGATGGTGCATCGACACGTCCCGGATGGATTCACAGGAGCGCATCAATGAGCCTTGCCATTGCCCTTGAACAGATCCGCAAGCCGTCCTGGCTGGCGGAAGAGAATCCGCCGACAGCGCGGCGCCACAGGAACGGCGATGCGAACCGCGAGACGGTTCTGCAGGCGATTTCCGAGGCGGGAAGGCCGGTCAATTGCCAGTGGGTCGCCAACGCGACCGGCATGAGCAAGGAAACGATACGCTACGTGACGCAGGTTCTGGTCGAGGATGGCGATCTGGTCAAGGTGGTGACGACGACCAACCGGGTGATGTGGCGGGTGGGGCGGTGATGTTGATTGCTGTTGACCGATGGGGGCCTGTGGCTGTAGGCTGTGGGTTCCTAAACGTAGTCGTACCCCGCGCGATTTGGCGGGTTTGTCGTTTCTGCTTCTCCCGATCAATGGGCGGAGCGTCGGGTATCCGTGAGGCCCCGGACGACTACGTCGTAGGAGCGCTTCGCCCACCCCGCTTGCGGTGGGCTTTTCCTAAACGTAGGAGGCCATCATGGCTGCTCAAAATCAGGGCTTAGTGCCCGTTTCTCCCTTTTCATTCCAGTTCTCCGAAACCCGCGAAGTGCGCTCGTTCGTGCAGGACGGCGAGCCGTGGTTTGTTGCGGTCGACGCTTGTTTTGTGCTCGATTACGCGAGCGCTCGACAGGCTGTGGCAGACAATTGCGACCCCGATGACGTATCTGCCAGATACGTCATCGACGCTCTTGGCCGCGAGCAAGAGACGATCATCATCAACGAAGCCGGGCTTTACTCGCTTATCCTGCGCAGCAAGAAACCCGAGGCGAAGCCGTTCCAGCGCTGGGTGACGCACGAGCTGCTACCGCAACTGCGCAAGGTGGGCTTTTACGGCCAACTGGACATCAAGACGCGCATTACGCTGGGCAATCATCTGCGCGTTCTGTGCCAGGCGCTGGCGCGTTCGTTAGACGCCTTCGAGCAGCAGGCGCTGCTGGGCCGTGTCCGCGAGGTTTGCCTGTTGCTGGGCCAGTCCATGCCGAACGTGGCCTTGCTGGGCAAGGACCCGAAACAATTGACGCTGCGGGGGGTGTGAGATGGCTACGACCGATCATCCGATGTTCGATGAGGCTTGCGACTGGCTTATGGAGGCAGCCATGGCATCCGATGGGATACTTGATCTGCTGAGTGGCGCAAGCAGAGGCCATGATGTCTCTTGCGAGCGCCTGTACTGGTTGCTGGAGCCGATCGCCGCAAAGATCAGGCAAGCCAGCGCCTCGCTGCGCACTTTGAGCGAACCGCAGTAGCCGTGATTCTTTCCTCTTTCTCCCCGTACCCCTCATGAGTAGAGCCGGCCGCGCCCCAAAACCTTCCATTGAAGACGGGGGCCGGTCGGCTCGAAAAAATTTTTTGTCTGGGCGAAACCGGAAAAAGGTTGGCATGCAGTGCACGGTTTTTTGGTGGATCAGGGGCCTTGCCGATGCTAAGTCATTGATTGTGGACAGCTATTCGCTCACCAAAT